TCTTATCCAAAGATACTTACTGTACTCAGCGTGGTCCCAAAATCTACCCTTTGCTTCTAACAATATAGTTTTATCTTCTATTGTTTTAGCAAAGTCTACTTCGTAATCTTTCTTAATGATATACTTAATAGACTCATAGTGATGTTTCCAGTCTTGTAATATAGTTTCATGTAAGGTAACTTCCCACATGCTATCATATCCTTTAGGTATTCCTATCTTCTTTGGTCTCGGTTTACGAGGTACTCTTTTAGGCATTGATGTTCTCCAGTGTTACATCGGGGTTACGTTTTACTTTTTTATAAAACCATTTTAAAGTATAGGCACTCATTCTAAATTGTCCACCTGCAAAGATATGTGTTTGCGTAGGCAAGAACTCGTCTAGGTTTTGTCTATTGATTCTATTAGGGTCTTCTCCATCAGGAACCATAGTTCTAATCCATTCAATGAGTAAGTCTTTTGCTTTTCTTCTTAACTTCTTTGATCTTTTACCACTCATACTTGTGTCACCTCTATGACATTAGGAACTTTAGGTACTTGAGTTAAGTATCTTAGTCCATTAGAATATTTAAATACTCTTAAACCTTTACCTTCATTAGAATCTTTATGACATTCAAACTTATGTCTGCAATATACACACTCTCTAGGTAGTTGCATGTTACCAGACTTGCCATCAGGTATAGGATTATAACATAAATTAGGTGGCTTGTCCAGCTTTACTGCTGCTTTAACATCCCTTATTTTCTTCTTGATGTTAGGCTTGTCAAAGTTATCTGGCTTGTATAAAGCTAACTCACCTGACTCTTTATTTAAAGCTAAGAACCCACCATTGCTTGTACCTTCTGCTGATTCGTATCCTGCAAGTTGAGCCATGTATCCAAAGATATCATTCTCTGCTAGTGTTCCATCTTTAAACTTCTTGAAGGCAAAGCCTGAAGCTGTCTTGATATCTACTACCTCACCATCAATAACACAGTCCATGTGTCCTTTGATGCCTGATACTGTAACTTCTTTTTGTTCACTAGTAACTGTATGTCCTGATAGCTTTATTAAAAACAACACAATCTCTTCAAGCAAGTGCCCGTATAAGAACTTAATAAATAAAGAGGGTGGCATCCTTTCAGGCGTACCTTCAGTCTTCATGTCAAACCATAGCTGTCTTTCTTTCTTCCCTATGTTAGACATACGAAGAGTAGACTTACCACGTGGTTCAGGGTGTGACCAACTGTAAAGAATCTCTTTCATGGATTCTCCAAACTGTTCAATGGTGTCCTCGTCTAAGTCAATATGCTCACCATCAGCAAGTACACCTATCTTATTATATATATCTTCGACCAGTGTGTCAAGAGTTTTCTTTGATTTAGCCATGTTTAAACGACCTCCATGTTATTTATTATATCTTTTGCTATCTTTATATCTAACTTAAACCATTCGCCTTTACGTTTGTCTGCTTTCTTAGCACATAAAGTATGGGCTGTTTGTTCAGCAGTTCGTCTATCATCAAAGTATTTTTTAAACTTTAATTTAAAATCTCGTAAGGGGCTAGATGTTTGGTAACCTTTACATCTATCTTCAGAATCAATAGCCATACCAACTTTAATCCAGCCTTTCCAAGCAGGATTAGTTATGATATACACTTCTCCTTCTGAAGACGTAGTGTATCTAGACAATGAACTAAAGGCTGCATCTTCAAAAGTTTTAAATTTTCCCGGCTTATGTAATGGATGTTTTACTGATATATGTTTACCGTTAACATACATTCGGTGAGAATCTCTTACATGCCAACAAGGTTTACAAACATATTTTCCTTGTTCTAATCTAGCCTGTGTCCAGTTTTCTTCTAATACTAATAATGTAGAACAGTCTATACAATGTTTATCAATGTGTTTCACTCCAGTCCCTCCCTATTTTGTACTCGCCATCTAAAGGACAACGAAGATTATAAAATTCACCTGCTTGTTTAAAACTTTTAACTGCCATCTCTCCAACAAAATCTGCTTGAGATTCTTTTACTTCTATCTGCCACTCATCATGGATGTTAGCTACAAACTTATAGTCTATAGTATTTAACTTAAGTAATCCATCAAGTATAGTTAAAGCTTTCTTCATAACAATAGCACCTGCTCCCTGTAATAAAGTGTTCAGAGCTGCATGATTATTTCTTATGTAAAGCTTTCTACCATCTAATCCTTTAAGGAATTTTTTCCCTGCTGCTCTTGTAACTCTATCTCTAAGAGATTTAAATGCAGGGTTATTATCGAAGAAATATTCTCTAGCTCGTCTACCATCTGTCGTATTTCCTTCGACCACTTTGCCAAGCTTTTCATCTCCCGCACCGTACATGAGTGCATAGATGAATGTTTTTGCCTGATTTCTTGATTTAAGTTTTGCAGCTTTTTGATTAGCTGTGTGTATATCTCCATCTAATATCTCCTTGATATAATCTTTATCATCCATATAGTGTGCTAACATTCTAAGTTCTAGACCACTAGCATCTACACCTAATAAAACATTGCCATCATCAACAACCCAACAAGACCTACACTCTTTACCATAAGGACTGTGAACCGATGGGACTTGAGCCATGTTAGGATTCCTATGGGTCATCCGACCTGTGATAGCACCGTTAGGTATAACAAAGCCATGAACTCTACCATCATCTCTAACAGAACTAACCCATGAATCAACCTGTGCTATTCGTTTCTGTATCAATAAGAAGTCTGCTATAAGTTTAGCTTCACGTATATGTGTAACCTCTGATAAAGTTTTCTCATCGACAATCGGCTGACCAGTAGGTGTAAACCTTTCAGGCTTCCAACCAAAGTCGATAAGATATTCTCCTATCTGTTTACGAGAACCAAGATTAAAGTCTTGTAACGTTTGTCTCATAAATGGTTCATAGTTCATAGTGTTTAAACACCTTGCATATTCATCATCGGTAAGACCACGTTTAGAAAGCTTACCATCTGTCGTCCTAATGTAAGGCGTAACTAATTTAGTATCTACCCACTTAGGTTTAAACGTATCGTGAACTTCGTCTTCAATCTGTTGTTTCTTTTCTCTTAGTTCTGCCAAAAGAACTAGTGCAGATTGCATGTCAAACTTAAATCCATTTACTTCTTGCTGTTTTATAATACCAGCTATAGACTGTTCTAGTTCAATGCAACCTTTACTAAATCCTTTGGATTCATTACGTAAGTTTTTATATACTAAAGTATTTAAAGTAACGTCACGAACACAGTAGTCTAACATTTCAGTAGAATAATTTAAGTAATCTTCAAACTCAATCTTAGATAGTCCAAGTCTAAAGCCCCAGCTTTCTAGGCTATGACCTCCATCTCTGTTAGGATTGAACAGCCTTGATAATACAAGAGTATCTATTACTTCTTTATTGCTGAGATCAACACCTCCAAACTTTTGAACCATTGGAATATCAAAACCAATGATGTTATGTCCAATGAGCCTGTCTGCTGTTGCAAGAAACTTATACCCTTCTTCTAATTTATGAGGAGGGAATTTAAATATCTCACCTGTCTCTGCATCTTGAGCTACAATACAATGTACAAGTGTCGCTTGTAAATCGTCTGTCTCAATATCAAATACTAAATCCATAATTAAAATGCCTCATCTGCTGACGGGTCAAACTCTATGTCCTCATCCGTTAGCTCTGTTAATCTACCTGTATCTGCATCATAGATAACTCTAGCTGCCATACCTACATCACCTGTGTATCTTGATTTAAGAATACGCAGTCTTGTAGTTCTAGCTTCATCGGGGTCATCTGATTGTTGGTTGCGTTCTAATGCAATAACACAATCTGATAACTGACCAATACTATTAGAGCCACGTAGATGAGAGAGACTTACTTCAATACCATTCTCATGTCCTTTGTTTCCATCGACACGTCTAAGATGTGATACAAGTATAATACCTGCACCTGTCTCTTCAACTAAACTTCTAAGTCTAGTCATAATAGAATCAATGGCTCGTCTCTCATCACCTTCATGTACTGCACTGACTAACATATGTAAATGATCTACTACCACCCACTTACAGTCACATCCAATAATCATAAAGCGAAGCTTAGTAAAGATATCATCAATGTCGTTGGTGCCAAAGTGGGAATGAACCCATACTCTGTTTTTATTCTCACCATCATACAAGATGTCAAACATCTTATCAAGTTCTTCTTTAGAAAACTTCTCACGTTCTTGGTCAATGTATAACCTAGCGTTAGCTTCAATGGAAAGGCTACAA